AGAATATATTTCGATTCGCACTCAAGGGACAAGATGTTCAAGGATGCCAGGTGGAAAGGAATAATCTTGTGGAAGTACATCGATGAAGCCAAGGACATGTTTCCCAACAAGGCCAGCATTATTGATGGTATTGTGGAACAGGAAGGATCAACAGATGAGACTTTCGAGGACCGCCCGTTATGGCTGGACAGGCAAGCTAAACGAATCCGGCTAGCCTTACACTTTGAGATATACAAGGACGTATGGCACATGGCTATATCTGCGGGTGAGAATTTCATTATCGAGCCGCAAGTATCTCCGTTCCTTGACGACGAGGGTGAACCGACCTGTAATATAGAATTAGTGTCTGCTTATGTTGACCGTGAGAATCAAAGATACGGTGAGACTAAACACATGCTTGATGGTCAGGACGAGATTAACAAACGGAGAAGCAAGTTCCTGCACTTCTTGAACAAAAGACAGACTTGGGGCAGAAAGGGCGCGGTTAAGGATATCCCAGGGTTAAAAAGAGAATCAGCTAAACCTAATGGTCATATTGAATTCGAGGGTGAAGGGTTAAATAAAGACTTTGGCTTTGTCCCTGACGATGGTGCTGTGCAAGGGCAGTTTGATCTATACCTTGATTCAAAGGCAGAGATGGCCGCTACTGCTAGTCAGGCTAATTTGCAGGAGGCTAACCAGCAAGGCGCTTTATCTGGTAGAGCCATAGCCAGATTACAACAGTCGGACACGATAGAGATTAACCGCCAATATCAAAGGTTAAAGAACTGGGAGCTCAACGTATACAGACAGATATGGGCCAGGATCAAGCAATTCTGGGACCGTGAAAAGTGGGTCCGTGTAGTCGATGATCAAAACGCATTAAAATGGGTCGGCTTTAATGTCCCGGTCACTGTTCAGGAAAGACTACAGGAGACTATTAACGACGAGTCTGAAGAGTTTTTTACCCGCCGCCATGCTGCTGGTATCTTCACCCAGATGATGCAGGCTGAAGACCCCAGGTTACTAGAACCTGTCGAGGTGAGCAATCCCATCCCTGAGCTAGACGTTGATTTAATACTCGACCAGTCATTTGATGTCGTGAACATGCAGGAAGAGCAATTTCAACTGCTAGTACAGTTCGCAGGTACGGGTGATGTCGATATCCTTGAATTGATTGAAGTCTCACAATTAAGGGGTAAGGACGAACTGATAGAAAGGATCGAGAAGCGCAGGGCAGAACAGGCACAGCTAGCCGGTGGCGCGCAACAGATGCAGCAACAACAAGAGGCGGCTAAGACTGAGAACATACAGGCCAACACTGCTGAAAGGTTCACCAAGGCCCAACAGACACAAGTCGAGACCGAGCTATTGGTTCAAAACCCTGACACTGAGCCGCAAGCGATTATATGAGAATATCCGGCGAAGGCGTTTCGGTAAAATCACCATTCCCGCCAACGGACTATACCGGGCTGGAAATGGCACGGGGCAGGGTTGGAAACTTCCGGGTAGTCCATAAGTTTGGGCGTAATGCGGCGGTTGGTACATCGTTTGTCCCTATTACCGATGGAGGTATATATCAAACTCCTACTACTGCGGCATCGCTTGAATTTGTATCTGGTGACGCTGCGGACGCCTTAAACGGTGCGGGGATGCGCGAACTAACAGTCCAGGGGCTTGATGCTAACTGGGCAGAGCAGACTGTAATAACAGCAGCACACGCCACGGATGGAACTACAGCGGTTGCTATTGACGGGACGTGGATGCGGGTTTACAGGGCCTGGGTTAGCCTGTCAGGCACTTATGCAGTCCCAGGCACTAGTGGTAGTCATGTGGGTGCCATTACCATCAGGGTAGCGAGTGCGGGTGCTACGTGGGGCATTATAGATTCCACGGATATAGCAAAAGGACAATCTGAGATTGGTTACTATACTGTTCCACTGGGTGAGAAGGCTTATATCCAATCTATAGTATTATCGCCGTCATCGGTGAAGGCTTTAGATGTTGTTTTATTTCAACGTCATCCTGCCAATGATGTAACAGCGCCTTACAGTGGAACAATGCGGGCATCAGCGGTATTTGATGGATTAGCAACAGCGTTGCCACTAGTACCAAAATCTCCTTTAGGGCCATATACGGGTCCCTGCGACCTTGGTTTTTTGGCAAAAGTAGGCTCGACCACGGGCAGTATATCCGTGGATTATGAAATATGGCTGGAGAAAATTTAATGCCAACATTTAAAACAGTAGCAAGTCCGAAACCGTTTACAATCAGTGCAACGCCTACTATCACGGCAGGCGCATATAGCGCTGCTGATGCGGTAGGGGGTTTGATTACATTCGCCGATGCCGCCTATGGTGACGGCAGGGGGAATATCCGACATTTCATTGTAATTGACGATGCCGATCAAGGGGTTGAATTAGAGTTACATTTGTTCGACCGGACCTTTACGGCCACGGCTGACAATGCAGCTTTCGCACCCAGTGACGATGACCTTGAGAACTATATAGGGTTTGTTCAGGTACTAACGACCAGTTATGCTAATTTCTCAACTAACCAGGTTGCGACGACTACGAACTATGATTTTCCGTTTAACCTTGCGCCCGGAGGAACCAGTTTATTCGGGCAACTGGTTACACGCGGAACACCGACCTATGCCGCTGTTGATGACCTGACGGTCAAGTTAGTTATAATGCGGTATGGCTCATAACGACCTAGTCGAAGGTATATTACGAGACTATGGGGTTGCCCGCAGGAATATCGCGGGCCAGTTTCAGATAGGTGGTGAGATAGGTTTAAGGGATATAAACGCAGCGGCTCAGCGCGATCCCTTTCTACGCGCTGCTGCGGAGTTATTCGCTAACGTGGCCCCTGGTAGCGGTGAGATACTATCAGCCGGGGATGCTGCCAGGATTGCCAACGAACCGCTAGTTACAGGCGCTAGTGAACTTGGTGTGATAAGCCAGAACAAAGGAGGCGAATTAGGACTAGCTATCGGTGGCGCAATACCTTTTATTGGCGGAGCGGTCAGGGGTGTAAAGGCTGCGACTAAATCAGAAAAGTTAATAGAGGGGATATTGCGGGATTTTTCAGGGGGAAATAAAAACGCTAGAATTGACAGGGCAAAGCAACAAGGGTTTAACACGAACAAGGTATTTTTCCACGGGACCGCATCAGATATTGAGGGCTTTAAATCTACAGGTAAAACCAGACTAGGCCGTGAAACGGGTGATAAAACCACAGGCTTTTTCTTTAGTAAGTCGCCTGATGATGCGGGTTTATTTGCCGAGGCAGCAGCGACAAAGGGCGGAAATGCGAATATAGTTCCTGTTTATTTGAAAATAAAGAAACCTCTGATTTCAGATGATTTAAACATAACCCCGTTAACTAAGAAAGATGTGGAAAAATTCAAAGCAAAAGGCTTTGATTCAATTATCATTGATAGGAAAAACGGGTTTGGCGAAGTTGTTATTTTTGACGCCAATCAAGCCAGGTCAATAAACGCAACATTTGACCCAGAAAAAATAACATCAACGAATTTACTAGATTAACCGGGCGTAATCGCTAGGACGCCGCTAGCAACAGTTTTACCAGTGCGTGAAGGGGCGCACAACCCGGCGCCGGGGTACGGGCGAAATGGTCGCCGCATACACGGGCGCTTTTATAGGTGAGATGATGACCGAAGATAATGAAGTGGCTGAAGTTACCGATGAGGTAATCGAAGTCGAATCCACCGGGGAAGATAATTCCCTTTTATCACTGTTCGAAGACGAGCCGGAAGCTGAAGCGGAAACCGCCGAAGCTGAGCCGGTAGTCGAGGGCGAAACGGAAACCGCAGCAGCAACCACAGAGGAAGCTGCCGATGCTGTTGCTGACGCAATAGCGGAAACAAGCGGGGAACCAGCGGAGACGCCAACCGCAGAGCAGGGTCAATTAGCGGCATTGATGGCCGAAAGAGACAAACGGCAAAAAGCTGAGACAAGAGTTAAGGAACTTGAATCCCAGATAGAGCCGGAAGCACAGCCCGACCCGATTGAAGACCCGCAAGGGTATAAAGCAAAACTTGATTCGGAAAGAGCTGCATCGGATTTGAAGACAAAAATCACCTTGTCTCAGACCATGATGGAAGAACTAGACCCGGACTATAAACGCCTTGAGGGTGTTTTTACCGGGTTGATATCTGATGCTGACGGCAATATTACGGATGAAGGTTTATTGCGAAAGTTTCAGAATTCGCCAAACCCGGCAAAGTTTGCCCGCGATCACGCAAAATCGCACGAAGTAGTAACAGCCTTGAAAGACCCGAAATACGAGGAGAATTTAGAGGCTAAAATTCGTGAGAAGATATTAGCGGAAATTGCGGAACAATCAACGGGTGTCTCTGCGGTTGAAGTGCCAAATCTAACCACGACTACGGCTCAAGGCGCAAACACCGAACAGGTGGAACGCGTCGAGACAATTACAGAAATGTTTGCAGACTCAGAGTTGTAGTTTTATAGAGGCAACTTAAATGGCTAATTCGACTATTAGCTCGGGTAACAAAACGACCCGGTTTCAGTCGGCGGTAACCAAGGAATATGTACGGGGTGGGCGCTTTGGCCCTCATACCGGACCTTCCGCGAATGCTATTATTCAGGTCAATACCAACCTGAAGAAAGTTAGCATACCGTTGATTGCGAAACTGGAGGGTGAGGGCGTTTCCGGCTCCTCACAACTAACCGGTAACGAGGAATCGTTAAGTAACTACGATTTCGTCATGCAACCCACCTACAAACGGAACGGTGTTTTGGTGGACAACGAGGAAAACGAACTGGCTGAGTTCGACCTTTTTTCCGAAGCACGTCCGGCTCTGATGAACTGGGCGATGGAAAAGAAAAGGAACGAAATCATCCAGGCTATGGGCGCGGTAATCGCAGGCACTACCTATGCGAATTACGGCGGTACTGTAGGTGCAACGGGCGCTGGTGCTGCAACTGCCGCGAATATGGATACCTGGTCAACGAACAACACTGATCGAATTCTGTATGGCGATGCAACCGGCAATCAAACCGCTGGCAACCATACAACCTCGCTGGCAACTCTCGATGGTACTGCTGATATTGTTGACGCCGATCACGTAAGGCTGTTGAAGCGGATGGCTGAAAATGCCGATCCTCTTATCAGGCCCGTTATTGTGAAAGGTGACGAACCGTGGTTTGTGTTCTATATCGGTTCTTACGCTTTTCGTGATTTGCAGGCAAACCTGGCCACGTTACACAGTAACGGTATGCCACGGACCGAGGCGGGCAATCCGTTATGGTCAGGTGGTGATATTGTGCTTGATGGTGTTATTGTCAAGAAAGTGCCGGAAATCGATTCACTTTTCATTGACGGGTCAACAGGTCCGTTTGGTGGCAAGTGGGGCGCAGGCGCTACAGGTGATGGTCTGGACAACGCTGGTGCTTCTAGCATCCGGTGTGCGACAGGCTTTTTCTGCGGCGCCCAGGCGGTCGGTTTTGGTTTAGGACGAAATGCTTCGTTTGCCAGACGTAAGGAAGATGACTACGGTCATCAGAATGGCGTTGGCGTGAGCATGAAG